CTCTCCATCGCTTTAATTTTATTTTCGGTATTTCCGAGTTGTTATTTAGCTGGATAATTTTAAACTCATTATTAAATCCAGTAACATTTATTTGGTGACCAGCCGGCACCATTCGTGAACACGAATTTTGGGGATCGCCCAGGCAGGTTTACGTCAATTTCCACTCTCACATTAATTCCAAATGTAAAACAAATAAATATGCAGTAACTAAACTAACGTGCTACATTTTGGTTTAACGGACTATATAGCTTTAGCCCGTTGCCGACCTAAGTCGACCGCCTCCAGAACCCATCCCTGTACTCTTGCCAGGTTGGGAAGCGTTCCATCTGAGTGTGACCACAAAGCACACTCATCCATGATTTCTCGGATCATGGCATCCTTTTGGTGAAATTTCTCCCACCCATAGTTGAAGTACTCCATATGCGCACTCTTGAGCACCTCAACTGCTTGCGCCTCTGGGGTGATGGTTCGGGAAGCCACCACTCTTGTGAGACTTTTACCTATGGAAGCTTCTTCGAGTGGTGCAAGATACGCACCCACATCTTCATCGAACCTCCATGTCCTCTTAAGGAAGGATACATCATCAATGTGGATGTAGGGAACACTTTCTGCCTCTTTATCTGCCATAGTGTAACGAACACCAATAGCCGCCAATACACCTTGGATGGCTGTGTGGTTAAAGAATCCAGCATCCTTGTGTACACCCATGGCGTTGTCATCTCCGTATGTGATCAACCCCACATACGAGCGAAATTTTTCAACCATGCGCTTAGGGTCCAGCTCATGGTAGCAATACCGCATGTAGATGGAATTGGCGAGGCCGTTGATGATGACAGTCAATGGGTGTCCTGAGGGGTTGGAACCAAAGAATTCCACTAGGTCACCATTGAAGTCTACAAGTGGGAAAGCTGTGTCCTCGGCAATACCCTGCACCACCATCAAATCTTGTGGCGTATACCCTGCACGCTCACACATCCATCGCAAAATGTCGAAAGCTGCAAGGATCAAAGCTGGTGGCATAGTCTTGTCAAACTTACCATAGTCACCAGCAATCAGCCTATTCACGCCAAACTTGCAGATGTGATCG